AACAACAACTTAAAATCATGTCAACAAAAACTTGGCAAGTAAACACCCTTCATCGTGAACTATCTGATGGGTACGTATCAAAAGTTATCTATCGTGTTGATGGCGAAGATGGTACTTATAAATTCAGAGCTACTGGTGAAGTAAATCTACCTAAGCCTGACACTCTAGTACCTTACGCTGACCTTACTGAATCACAAGTACTTGGTTGGGTTAAAGCTAAACTAGATGCAGATAAAGCTGGTACTGTAGCTGCTATCGAAGCTCATGTAGAGATGTACGTAAACGAACAGAAAACCCCAACAACAGGTGTCGGTAAACCTTGGTCTTAATGTACCTAGAGCTACACTTCCAAAAGCATTAGATATACCTGCACTGGAGTTTAAACCTCCTTCAGCTCGGATACCATACTATAAACCAATGGTTATACCACCGAGTGATTTGGAGGCTCCAGAGGAAGTAGAGCCAGAGACAACAGAACAACCTGAGCCACCTAAATTAAAAATACCTGTATTGGACTTTGATGTACCAATACCTGAGACAGCAGTTGTTGTTACAGCCGTTACCACAGCAGTAGTAGCGGTTGCTACGACTACTCTTACTCAGTCTTTATTTGAACCAATTAAGAAAAAGGTACAAAAACAACTACAAGCAAAAGTTAATAAATGGAAGGAGCAGCGAAAGAACAAGAAAAAGGATTCTTCGGAAAGTTAAAAGAAAACGTTGATGATCATGAAGAACAAATGGTAATCCTTGGCGCAATGGTGCGTTTGGGAGTAGTCATTTGGTCCGGATTTATCATAACTTTGAACTACGTAGAAATACCTATGTTCAAGAAGAGTCCGGGTGGGGATATAACTTTCCCGGCTTCGATATTCACGGGCGCCCTTGCGACATTTGGTTTATCCACAGGTAACGGAAATGGTAAAAAGAACGGCAATGGCAACGGTGATAAAAAAGAAAAACCATGAATGAATTCTTACAGGTAATGGCTTGGAGCTATACCGTTGGATTAACTATAGTTGTTCTTTTTAAATTTATCCAAGACACAGACTAATGAAAAAATGGTTAATACTCTTAGCTCTGTTGTCACCCGCAGCAGCAAGAGCAGAATTAGTAACCCCGAATTTTACTCAGGGTTCAATGAACAGTACAACGACAACGACTCAAGAAATCGTCGAGGAAATAACGACGACCACTTATGGATCAGCTTTAAGCAAATGGTCTGGGGAAAACATCAATCATACTTCAGCAACTTCTGGAGGAGTAGTAGACTCAGATTCAGTATTTACAATACACACAGCTGGAGATCCATTTACTCTAGAAGTAACAACAAGAGCAGCCAGTCAGATACTGTCGCTAACAGAAATAGAAAGAGAAATCGACACTACATCTACTACGGTTTCCTTGTCAGTCTTCTCTCAATAGCTCCAGTAAGAGCAGAGGAGAATAACGTAAGTAATCCTGTGGCAGCAGCTACTGGAAATGTAACCAATCAAGCCGTACAATTCCAGAACAATGGTGCTCCTTCGAGACAGCACTACGGACCTAACATCTCATGTAATGGAGCGACGATGACGTTCTCTCCATTTTACATGGGTAATCATACTAAGCCTTGGGATATAGATGCAGACGGTATGAGACCGTCCAGCTACACAATGGCTGAGAACTGGGGAGGACAAATTAACTTCATGATCCCATTAGATCGTGAAGGTTTAAATAGATGTAGAAGCATTGCCGCAAGGCAAGAAGAAAAAATGAAACTTGACTACGAATTAGTCAGAGTTTTGAAGTGTGCAGAGTTACAGCAAAAGGGCTTCATGCTAATTCCGGGTAGTCGTACTTACGAAATGTGTAGTGATGTTATTGCTATTGCAGCTTGGAAGAAAGCAAAGAAAGAAGTTCTTCAATGTAAGACTCCACCAAAACCTTGGTATCAACCTTGGAAAACCACTAAACCTAAATGTAAAAAATGATCGTACTTATCAAGCCTGTCTTAATGGCGTTCCTCAGCTCTTCTGCTGTAAAGGAATTAGTTATACAACTACTGGAAGCTTACGCAGAGTCAACAGACAATACCATTGATGACAAGGCAGTTGAACTGGTTAAAAAAAACTTATTCCCCGGTAGTTAATTATGGGCTTATTAGACGGAACCTTACAACAGAAAATCAGAAGACTAGAAAAATTGACTTCACCAAGTCAAAATCCTAAACCTAGTCAAAAAGCTATTGATGAGCTTAGACGCAATATCAGAATGCAAGCATCAAATAAAAAGAAAAAACTAAAGATAAGAAACGCATAATGCCTTATCAAGTACTAGACAGAGACGGCAAATTAATGGGTACTTATGGCACTAAAACTGGAGCTGAACGAAAGAAAGATGCTCTTGATAATGAATACGGTGGCTATAGGTACAAAGTACGTCTCCAAGCAAAGAAAAAGAAAAACCTAAAGATAAGAAACGCATGAAGAAAGCCACTGAAGACCAATTTAACGAGCTACATAACCTAGTCACAAAAGAGTTCCTTAACAGGGTCAAAAGTGGCGAAGCAACTACACAAGATTTGAAAGCAGCCTGTGACTGGTTGAAGACGAATGATATTAGTGGTGTTGCCTATAACGGTAATCCATTAGAGAAGTTGGCACAGGTTATGCCACAAGTAGACCCAGAGTTAGTAAAGGCAAAACTATATGCGAAAGCAAAGTACTAGCGACTATTACAAATCCAACCCACGCGCTAAAGCAGTCAGGCTTAGACAACAAGCCCGATATAACAAAACAAAAAAGGGATTAAAGATACGAGTAGCAGCTAACAAACTGAATCGAACTCTAGGTACTTATGGCAATGGAGATGGAAAGGATGCTGCCCATACGGGTAAAGGCAACCAAGGAAAACTCCAAGACCCAAGTGTTAATAGACGCCGTGGAAGGAAAGCTTTAAAGATTCGTAAATGACCCCATTACTACCTACCCCTAAACATTATTTATTTAACCTAATAACCATGACAAGTCCTGAAGCTAAACGGCTCTGGAGAAGAGCCATTAAAGAGCACTTCAATTGTCATTGCGCTTATTGTGGTAAACCCTATCAATTACATGAACTTACACTTGACCATGTCAAACCTAAAACAGAAGGCGGAGAAGATCTTACAAGCAATCTTGTACCCGCGTGCAAAGCCTGTAATCAAGGGAAAGGTAGTAGCAATTGGCTCAGATGGATGCGTCAGACATTTGGACATCGACCTCTGAGAGAAATGATCATTTTAAAACATATTAATTAGCTATGCTAAAGATTGGAAAGGGTACCCAGTATAACTCTAAAACAAAAACTGGATGGAAAAGAGAAGGCGGTAAATGGGTTTACTATGAAAAAGGAGTAAAGAAACCTAATGCTGGATTAGCTAATAAAGCAAAAGGTAGTATTAACAAACATGTTGTTAAGCCAGTCAAAACCGCTCTAAGAGACTTCTCAAGGATTGGACAACTTAGTGATACATACGATCCTGCTAAGAAAAAGTATTTAACTAAAAACGAGTTACGAGCTAAAAATATACTCGACAAACAGTCTCCCGCTAATAAGGAGCTATCTAGCTCTATTAGAGGTAAGCAGAAGAAAGAAGAAGTTAAAAAAAATCCAGAGAATAAATCTAATCAGGTAGATAAACCTTCTTCTAAAAATAAAAACAGATTAAAAATTGGATCGTTAAAGCTTGGAGCTGGTTACTCAGAACGCCAAATAGATTCTCAAATCAGAAACTTAAAGCGGAGAAATAAAGCGAGTGACCGTATGAAGATTAAACGATTAGAAGCACTTAAGAAGAAGAAGAAGAAGTAAACACCCAAGTCAACTAATACACGCCGTCCGCAAGGGCGGCTTTTTTTAATGGCAATAATTAAATACTTGCTTGAGTCGGGTGCCGATTCAGCGACAAGTGCTGTCAAATCTTTAGCCGAGAACGGCGGAAAGTATGTAAACGGTAAGAACGGATTTAACGGTAACGGAAACGGAAACGGGCTTAAGAACAATATTGATCCAGTAAATGCTGGTGCATATAAAGCTAGATCTGAAAGCTCTAAAGCTGCTGCTAATAAAGCTTTAAACAAAGCCAAAAGCTACACACCTGACGAACCTGAACAAGTACTGGAAATACCAGTAACTGCAAAGCTTATCAGTGTAGAGAAACAGGTAACACGTAAGCAATTAACAAAAGGGGTTATCGGTAGACGTACACTTCCAATTACAGATCGAGTTATAGGAGTAGCAGAAGTCTCAGAAACAGTAAAAGCTCCATATAGAAACAGATTAAGAACCTATATGGATGAACACGACGACAACCTATTAGGTCACATGAGCGACCCAGAAGTAGGTACCTTAAAAGTAGCTGGTCAGGAATTTCGTGGTAAGAAGACTGAAATACTTGAAGCTACTGGTAGACCAGACGCTAAAATCAAGAATAGAGGTAGCGACGTTCTCGAAGGTAAAAGACGTTGGGCACGTATGGTATCTCAAACAGTTGATGAAGCTGATTTACAAGTTTACTTTAAAGAAGGTGGACATCATAAATTAGAACTTGACTTAGGTGCAGCTATTACTGAAGGTATGCCCGAGAACCAAGTAAAACCCTTCTGGTCATTAGTTCAAAAATCCTATCCTTACCTATTTCCTGGAAATCATCCTAAAAACCTACAACGCTTTGAACTAGGCTTTACAGATAAGCTACATAAAGAAGTTCATAGACGTTTAAACAGAGCAGGCTTAAGAGCAAAAGATGTAGAAAAAGCTCTTAGAGGTAGACCAACATCCGAAAAGTTTGCCTTCCTAGAAAAGGTATCTGGCATCCTTGAAGAAATAGACGAATTCATGGGTAAAGAGATGTCTAAGAACATGCGTAAACAAGCCCGTGCGCTTCGTAATACATAACCTTTCCACTTTCGTACATGAATGACGTTTTAACCGCCTTACAGGACGATTTCAAGCTGTTTCTGCAAGCATTATGGGAACAGCTTGACCTCCCCTCCCCGACAAGAGCGCAATATGCAATAGCGGACTACTTACAACACGGACCTAAACGTCTACAGATTCAAGCTTTCCGAGGAGTCGGTAAATCTTGGATTACAGGCGCGTTCGTGTTATGGACACTATTCAATGATGCAGAAAAGAAGATCATGATCATCTCCGCTTCTAAAGAACGCGCAGACAACATGTCCATCTTCCTACAAAAACTAATAATAGAAACACCATGGTTAGCACACTTGCAACCCAAATCAGACGACTCAAGATGGTCGCGAATAAGCTTCGACGTTGCGTGCTCTCCGCACCAAGCCCCTTCAGTGAAGAGCGTGGGTATTACTGGTCAGTTAACTGGATCACGCGCGGATCTTATGGTACTAGACGATATCGAAGTACCCGGCAACAGTATGACGGAGATGATGCGTGAAAAACTTCTTCAACTTTGCACGGAAGCGGAATCAATTCTCACACCAAAAGATGATTCTCGTATTTGCTATCTCGGGACTCCTCAGAGTTGTTTTACTGTTTATAATAAGCTGGCAGAGCGCTCATATCGTCCATTTGTTTGGCCGAGTAGATTCCCCAGAAAGCTATCCAGTTATGAAGGACAAATAGCTCCTCAACTCCAAGAAGATATAGATAACGGTGCAGAACCTTGGGAATGTACCGACCCTGATAGATTTGATGATGATGACCTTGTCCAGAGGGAAGCCTCTATGGGACGTAGCAACTTCATGTTGCAGTTCATGCTTGACACGTCTCTTAGTGACGCTGAAAAGTTCCCCCTCAAAATGGCTGACCTTGTTATTACTAGCGTCAACCCCTCTAAAGCTCCAGAGTCCGTTGTATGGTGCTCAGATCCTAAAAATGTCATCCGCGACGCCCCTACAGTTGGCTTACCGGGAGACTATTTTTACAGCCCAATGCAACTTGTTGGAGAATGGGATAATTACCAAGAAACAATTGCTTCGGTTGACCCTTCGGGTCGAGGCAGCGATGAAACGGCTGTTAGCTACGTCTCACAACGAAACGGGTTTCTCTACCTGCATGAAATGCGTGCGTACAAAGACGGGTACAGTGACACAACCTTGTTAGACATCCTTAAAGGTTGTAAGAAATATGGTGTTACAACTCTCCTAATTGAATCTAACTTCGGTGACGGGATAGTAGCTGAACTATTTAAAAAGCACCTAATTAACCAAAAACAAAGAATCTTAATCGAAGAAACTAGAGCTAATGTTAGAAAGGAAGATCGTATCATTGACAGTCTGGAGCCTGTTCTTAACCAGCATCGCTTGGTTGTTAACAGAAGCGTTCTCGAGTGGGATTATTCATCCAATAAAGATGAGGCACCTGAAAAACGACTGCTCTATATGCTCTTCTACCAGATGTCTAGAATGTGCAGAGAAAAGTTTGCAGTTAAACATGACGACAGACTCGATAGCCTAGCTCAAGCAGTTCAATACTTTACCGACGCTTTAAGTATCTCAGCAGAACGACAGATCCTAGACCGTAAGAACCAAGAGTTTCAAGACATCCTTGAATCATTTCAAGACGACCCCCAAGCAGCGACAAACCATTTAGTAATGGGTATGTCTCTAGATCAACGTAAACAAGCTAGAGGGGTGGCAGGTGGAAAGTCAGTTCCTACTTGGGTTTAAGAGGTATCACGGGTTAATAGGGGGAGAAGGGTGGACTCCCCCGCCACAACAAAGACAAACCATCCTCTCTATTATCATGGCTTAATCATGATATTGAGTATCTTCCCAACTACGACTAGGTCTTAAGACCTTAATACTATAATACTATGAATATATTCCTAGACACAGCCTCGGAGTCGGAGGTAGTCGATAGGATAGGTACTGGATTGATATCTGGTATAACAACTAATCCATCTTTGATTCTTAAATCAAGTCTTAACTACAAGCATCCCTACGACGCCTACGAACGTCTCATACAGATCCCTAATCTCCCAGACGTTAGCATTGAAGTCGTAGCTGATACAGAAGATCAGTTCGTTGATCGTGGTCTTAATATACATAAAGAGTATGGTCCTAAAGCTACTGTAAAGTTGCCTTGTACTATGCCCGGTCTGAAAGCTTGTAAATATTTATCGAACATAGGAATTAGAACCAATGTTACACTTGTCTTTAGCCTTAGCCAAGCAATACTGGCTGCCATTGCTGGTGCTACTTACGTTTCTCCCTTTGTGGGCAGATTAGATGATAATTCCTTCGATGGACTTGCATTGATAGGGCAAATAGCCACGCTCTACAAATTAAAATGCATAAAAACTAAGGTTTTAGCAGCATCAATTCGTGATGTTCGCTCAGTCGGTCAAGCCTTTGAAAAAGGAGCTGATATATGCACAATCCCTGCTGTGGTCTTCGATAAGATGGTCTCTCACGTATTAACAGATCAGGGGTTAGAGAAGTTCAATAAAGATTATGCAGAAGCCTGCGTAAAAATGGCATAAATTTCCCAACCCTCTTATCGAGGTAGGATGGACGCATTTACCCCCAAGGGGGGTAAGGACGTCTGGCTCACACGCGATCAATTAACGCAGGCGCGCCATGAAGCCGCCGAGATCCCTTGGTATGACAGGGATGATGCCGCACTACGAATGCAACATCACGCCTTACGCGATCAATTAACGCAGGTACGCAGGCGCGTTAATAGTTCGCGCGAAACCAACTAACGCGCGCGAGGGTGACGCGAGGCAAAGGCGATCTGTATCTTCATTTCAACACAAAGGCTAGACGCCAGTCAGCCACTGTGATAATCAATTCATTTCCGATAGATAAGAGATGCTTATGACTGCTGCTACCACTGGCTTCTGCCTTGTTTGCACCTTGGTAATGTTTGCAAAGGTGGAAGCTATCGATTATCATGAAATTCATAGGATTCTTGAAGATTGAGATCTTTCGAACTCTCGACTAGAGAGTGAGAGAGTTCTCAAGATTCAATCAGAATCCATGAGACCTTGCCAGACGGTGACTCAACCAAATTGCTGGCAAAACATAACGATCTTAGAGCAGCCACACCACCGTAAAGGTGGTTGAGTCCGGTGCCCCTTCAGGACAAGAAGTTGACCAGCTTTGATAAGCGGAGTGTAGAGCTCCAAGTCCGGTGGAACCGGTGATGGCGACCCGTAACAGGGGATCTAAGAGAATCAGCGAAGCAGCCCGTGCTAACTGAGTTCATACATCAACATCATGAGAACATATAACCCAGAATGCACCGGCGTTCTTCAAGGTTCGAGTCCTTGACTGGGTTTCAGTTGCTTATTTCTTTATGCAAACTTACCAAATGTTCATGGGTAGAGACATACCTTCAGGTGGTTACGTTAGTAACCAAGAATGGGATGCGTTCTGCAAGTCATGCCTAGATACACGCTTCGATGGGTATACCATCAGCGACGTACAAGGACGATGGAAAGGTAAGAATGAGGACACCAAATGCGTGACCATATCTACCGAGTACAAGGACTTGATTGATCAGGTCGCAACTCTATTCCGTGACACATTCAAACAAGATAGCGTAGCTATACAAACTCTTCCACCTATGGAATTTGTATAGGGGCGTAGAGGGTTCGAATCCCTCTCTATCTCTGGGCTTAGTCCCTTTTATTCTTTACATTTTAATTATGTTCTTAATCAGATCTAGATACAGCGAAGCTGTTGAGTTTGTTGCTGTTAATCCTTTCAAAAAGACAGCGTTGATACGCTTCACCTCTGGTGGAGAGTATCTATACCGCAACGTCTCAAGGACGAAGCTAATCAACTTGATGCTTCAAGACAATATGTCTTTAGGTTTCTGGGTTCAATCACTCAGTCGTGATGCTGTTCGTCAGTGTAACTACAACGACAGAACAGGTGTCATGACCTACGAGTTGGTTGGTTCTTCTGTTAGTTCAAGGACACTTCCAGTGTTACTTCAACAGCATGATTCTTTAGCTGCTGCTTGATACATAGGGACGTAAGTCCCTCTTGGTTCATTAGTTAAATGGCTATAACAATTGATTGTCGATCAATAGTTAAGGGTTCGATTCCCTTATGGACCGTTGCCTCGCAACGAGCGAGGTTACTTATGACTCATGCGTAAGGTTGAGACCCTTATGTGTGCTGCTGTAAAGCAGCGCGCATCGACAACGTGCGGTAGTAATACTCGCGTTGAAAGTGACGAGACAGGCAGTCATGTGTACCTACACGGGCACAAGATTGGCAAGGTCGCACCGGATGGAACGTTAAGTGTTAACAGTTGCGGATGGGAGACAGTGACTACTAAGTCACGACTCAACGCACTGATTAATTGCTTCTCTGAGTTTGTATCCGATGGGATATATCAGAAGGACTTTACTTGGTGGGTGATAGATAACGGAGAGACCAAGCTATTCCCTAGTAATAGCTGGTACTCCTTTACTTAATCCTTCCACTTTAGTAATGATCTTAATCTATCCACTTATTGCAATAGCACCACTAGCTATTACATATCTTGCTGTCTTTCACTTTGATTCATGAACTATTCAAAACAAACTAAAGCTCAACTACTAACAGTAATTGAGGACAAGGATGCTGCACTTCAAGTGTATGTAGATGATAACAACATCACCGCATATAAAGAAAGAGAATCTTTCTTAATTGCTGCATTGTTCTTTACTGCTGCTATTGGATTTGCTTTCTGATTGTCGCATGATGCCAGCCACTTCGGTTGGTATCACGAGGTAATCCCTCCAGTATTCTTTATTCTTTTTTATATTATGTCTAACATAAACAATGAGCTGCTATATGAGCAGTGCCTCGAGGAAGTAATCGAGGAAGCTAAGCTAACTGAAACGTTAGCTAAATATTCCGCACAAGATTTACATCTTGCTGCCATGAATAGATTCTCTGATAGAGGATATTAATCATGATAGACGGAAAAGATTATTCATTCATTACTTGCACTAATCATGCTATAGGGCATAACTTAGATAGTAAGTTAATACACAATAATGATGTTGAGTTTAGATTACAACAGCTACAGATTGCATACCCTGATAAACAATTTAGGGTGACAAGATGTAGACCTTAAGTAATACATAGTGGAGATATATCAAGGACATTGGTATATCTTCACAAGCATTTCACAATCAAGGACGGAGTCCTTTGATGTTCACAAGCATTGGCAAGGACGTAACCGTAATCTCTTTATTTATACCCAAGGACGCAAGGACGTAATGACTATCAAATTCGCATTCACTGTCAAGGAAGTACAGCCTTATTTGGACACAGTACAGCAAATCTTACCCGAGTATCCCTACATGGATGCAAGGCACATCGCCGAGTACTGCTATGTCCATTGCGACTCTCCTGACGAGGACTACGTACATAAAGGTATCCACCACTATTACGAGATCTTCGACAAAACTAAACCATCCACACTATCGGAGCCAAGTTACTAATGACTTTTGATGCACTTTCTGATGAAGAGAAGTACCTTCAATCACAAAAAAAGGAAGCTGACCTAACATCCACCAACTATCAACTCACTGATCTACAGCAAAAGATCGTTGAGGACATGTCCAAATCTGAATCAAGACCTGTTGAACAGTGTGTAAACATGCTGATCAGTGACGGACTTGACTTCTATTACTGCGAGCATATTGCTCCTTATGGAGATATAAACGCAGGTAAATATGACAAGGAATTAGGAGAAGCTATTAAAGAGGACTGGAAATGAAACTAACAGACATCACGCGCTATACACGCGCTGGCAGGTGGGGCAAAGGTATCCAATGTCCACACTGTAAAGAAATCAGTTGGGTGTATCACTTTTCTTGGTGCGGACTTACGTGTCAAGGATGTGACCAAATGGTAGACAAATACGATTGGAAGGTAGCATCACCATGAGCACACCACTACACCACGGATGCGACTGCGAACATTGCCAACGCATAGCAGCGCAATACGACTACCTTGAATCAATACAAGGAAACATAACAAAGAATACTAAAGGACGTAGTAAACCGCAGGCAATAAGACACGCGAAGGCAAGAAGCAAATCACTTATCAATAAAATCTCACAAGCATCGCGCAAATGAAGCTTATTAAATGCAGTTACAGCAGGGACGGAGCCATAAATCATAAATACTTTACCTTCCAAGATACCGCAGAAGTCGAGGACATCGCATGGACGTGTAAACGATGGACAGATCGACATCAACTAACCCTTGTAGACATACAACCCAATGACAAAACGAAAGTATTACCCGAACAATTGGCAAGCCTACGCGGACATGCCGGACGAGTTCTACCAACCAATGACGTATGAACAGTTCGAAGATTGGAAGATAGATGGCTATCTAATACCTGACTCAGTGTCTTGCATCATGAGAATTCAATCTCCCAAGACAGGAAAGATCAAGGAAGTTTATTACAACAAGACTCGATGGGCACAGAAGCGCGTCAAGCAATGCATGAAGAACAACGAAACCTTCACCCTCGTCTCTATGGACGGAACATTTCACCTATCACCCTCAGAACCTCACGATTATGACAAACTTAACTAGATCTATCACAACATTAGCTCAGCTAATAGAACAAGTTGATAACCACACGAACAAGGAGGAATTAATTGAATTAATAGAAGAACAAGTATCGGACGATACATATATAGTCAGTTAAGTATCAATTACTACCATATCTAGTATATATAGTGCACAAATAGGTATTTGTCGCTACGTTTAAAAGACTTCGACTTCCCTAAATGAAAAGGATCACAGTTAACATGCAGGATATATGTCATCACAAACTTTCTGTATTTGCAGCATATACACAAAAGAGTATTAATGAGGTTTGCATTGAAGCGTTAACAGCACATATACAGAGTCATCCTAGTTATCAAATAATCGCTAATGATTTGTTACAAGCAGATATACCTACTGATACATAGTCATTACCTTTAAATAGTTCACCTAACTTCGACTCATATGCAAATCTTCTCAAAAGGAGACTTTTATATAGGTATCGATGATGTAAATTATTTCGAACTATCATTCCACATTGGTAATCTTGTGCTAGAGTGCGGTAGTCC